GATACTTCTTAGTCCATTCTGCTATTTCATCTTCAGACTTGGGTAGTACCAACTCATTTTTAGCAGCTTTTGATAACTGATCTTCAAGAGCCTTGATTCTTTCCTCAGTCTTCTTATCTTTGTCTGCCATGTGTCTCCGTAGATCACCGTATCTCTTCTTAAAAGACTGCTCTTCTTTTGAAAGAGCCTTATCCTCCGACTTTGTTTCGTCTGCTTCTTTAGCGTCAGATACTTCTTTGACCTCTTCAGCAGGTTGCTCACCTTGCTCTTTGGCTTTAAGAAGCTCTTGGAGTTCCTCCTCGTCTTTTTTGATGCGATCTGCGTTTTTGTTTTTGCGTGAGCGAGGATCAACAAATCCTGCTACTTTTACTTGTTCTACGTTTTCTAACTCTGGCATAATAATTACTCCTATTGTTGGGGCTGATTTTCATCAGGTAGCCATTTTACCACCAAGACCTTTCTTGGTGTTACGCTTCTTTGGTTTAGTTTTCTTAGATTTAGAGGCTAAACCACCCTTACTAAATCTGTTCATTGCCGCTGTACCAGGGTCTGTTACTCCTACAAACTCTCCTGACGGTGTAAATCCTGTGAAAGCAGTCTGTGCTGCATCAAATGCTTCTTGCACACTACCTCCCTGTCGTAGTACACTGTCTCTAGCGTTATCGGCTCTATCCCTTGCTTTTTCGTTTTCTCTTCTTGTTGCATCAGCAACACGCTGTTCATACTCTTGTTGGCTTATCTGTTCTTCTTTAGGTGGTGTCTTTTTAGGGGCTTCCCTTTTAGGAGGAGCAGATATTGTTCTGTCTTGTTCAAACTCTAAAAAGTTAGGTGTCGGTGCAGGTGGTGCTGCCCTTCCTCCCATAGCACCAGGTGACATGCCTAACTGTCTCCCACCCATAGCACCAGGAGATAAACCTAAACGTCTTGATTGTGTTGCAGGTTTTGTGTCAATAGTTGGAGATACTTTTGGCTGTAAATCTGCAAGCATTGCATCCGTTTGAGTTGTTATGGGTTTATCGTCAGCAGTTCTTGGCGCAGTAAAAGGTGTTCTATCTGCTCTTTCTGTAAATCTATTGAAGTCTGTTGCTAATCCTGTCTGTAGCCTTGCATCCTCACTCATAGGTCCTATACCTGCTCCTGAAGGACCTCTAAATCTCGTAGGATCACTTAGCACTTCTCGCCTAGACATAGACATACTTGGGTCTAAAAAGTCTCTCTTTACTATAGGTGTTCTCACACGAGGTGCTTGCACTGCGCCTAGTCCACCTGTGCCTGTGAACTGTCCATCAGCTTCTATTGACACACCGACAGGTAGGTCTTGTAGTCCTGTCGCTTTTTGATCTAAATCCTGTGGTAGTGACTCCACATAAGCATCTATGCCACCTGCCCTAAGAATATCGTCTCTTGTTGGAATAGATGGTGGTACAAATGTTTGTTGTAGTGGTTGAGAAACTGTTGGGTCAAATCCTGTTTCTTGTTGTAGCAATGCGTCAGGCAAAGGCGCAACTTCTGCAGGTTTAGCTACAGCAGTCGTTTTTCTCCATATTGTATTAACTGTAGAGTTTGGAGCTAAATCGCCCACAACTAAATTAGCCCTACGTGGAGAGTCAGATTTTCCCCACTTACTGTCTAAGTAAGCATCTTTAGCACCTGCTATATCTCCTGCAACAAGTTTAGTATTAGCGTCTTTAAATCCTGCAAGACCTTCTTCACCTGTTTGAAAAGCTACCTGTGTAGTAACACTCATACCACCTGCAGATAGATTACCCCAAACAGCACCGTAGTTTTCTTCCATAACTTTTTTAGCACCATCAAAGGCAGTTTTAACATTTCCTTTAAAGTTATTTATTACTTGTTCTTTCGTTTGTCCTGCAGGAGGAGCAGATGTAATTACACCATTAGCATCGACAGGTAAGTTTTGTGTTAGCCGTTGACCAACACCTATAGTCCAAAAAGGTTCTAGCGTTCCGTCTGCTTTCCTAACTTGATAGGGTTCAAAAAGTTTTGTACTTTCGTTGTAGTTTATGTTAGAAGACTTTTCTATATTTCCTAATATTTCATCTGTTGTATTACCTAAAGAGTTACCTTGACTGTCTGTCATAGATACCTCTTCTTTAAGTAGGGTATTTTCAGCTTGATTATATGCAGCTATTTGTTTAGCAGTAGAATCCGTCATCTCTTGTGCGCCAAGTGCAGGAACTGCATCTTGCAAACTAGCTAAACCACTTCTTATAGATCCCATTATTTTAAGTGGATTTTTAATAAAACTAAGAGCTTTGCTCATTCTTTCAGCAGAAGCCTTGTCTGCTTTCTCTGCATCATAGTCATCGCCCTTTTCTAATATCTTCTTAGCTTCTTCAGCTACAGTGCCTTTAGCTTCCTCTACTTGTGCTAAGTATTCTTTAGCATCTGTAACTTTTCTCTCTCCGACAGGAGGCTGATCTACGATTGTCTGTGGGGCTGTATCTGCTGTGGTATCTGTCCTAAGTGCCTCTGCAGATGGTGGAACATAATCAGCAAAGCCTGATGCTTGTTGACCAAGTTCTGCAGGGAATCTTTGTTGTGGTGTGGCTTTCTTACCCAATAAGAAGTTATCTATAGCAGACAAGACACTTTGTCTCTCAGGTAGTTCTGCTATCTGTATTAGTATGCCTGACTCATCAAAGGTTAAAGGCTGACCAGTCACAATGTTTTTCTGTTCTAGTAGGGATTTTCTAGCAAACTCTCTAGCTGCGTTGTCCTGCATGGATGTTAATAAACCTATAACAGGTATTGCATCCATCACTCTGCCTAGACCACTTTCTCTTTGCGCTAAGTAGTTTCTAAAGTCATCAGCACTGTACTCACTAAAAGGTTTTGTTTGTGGTCCTGTCTCTACACCTTGTATAGCTTTTATAGCTGAGTCATACGCAAGGTCACTCATGCCTCTGCCAGTGCCTCTACCTATTTCTGCTTCACGCTCTTGTCTGTCACGCTCATCTGCAGCAGGATCAAATGTGCCTCCTCTTGTTGTTGACGCACCCCCCTCTAGGAAATCAGGTGGGATAAACTGCATTGGGTTTCCGTTGAAGAAAGGTATGACGACTGTTTTGCCTGTTGTTGGATTGGTAAAGTTACGTAGCTCAAAGCCTACGCCAGGAAATCTATCGGATGATGGATACCTTTGCCCTGGTGTAAAAGGTTGTCCCATAACATCAGGATATATATCACCAACTGTACCACCTTCGTTGAAACCCTCTAGCTCTTCTACAGGAAAAGGGAACTCTTCTTGTTCCTCGACAGGCTGTCCACCAATACGTCCGTCAGCTTCCATTCTCTGTAGTCCCATCTTAGCTTCGTCTCTTAACTCTTCAAACGTCTGTATGCCATGAAAACGTACAACGTCAGCAGGTACAACATATTCACCTTCACTTAGCATTGCAGGTACATCATCTCTAACTTCTTCTGCCATACTACCTGCAGGAACTTCATTACCACTTACAGGGTCACGGTCTACACCGTCATCAGCGAGTACCCCACCCTCGTTCATAAACGCAAAATTCATTTGTTCCTGCATTGGTACGACTCCCCCTTCTTTGTATGTTCTTATAGCACCACCTTCATTTAGTCTAGGCACTTCCTCTAGCTTTACATTCTTAGCAAGAAGTAGAGGTCCTATCTGAAACACCTCATCTGCTTCTTTTGCTATGCTCCCCACAGGAAACTGATCTCTGTTATTCCTTGTATAAAATCCTGTTAGTCTTCTAGGATCAAAACCTAGTTGTGTCCACTCAGGATCTTTTAATAATTTTTTTACCTTAGTTCTTATTTCTTTTGCACTCATGGGATTATAGTATCCCTCTACTAGAGCAAAAGGTGTCTTATCATAATATTCTATTTTACCTGTTTTAGGGTTAGGTTTACCACCTCTCATAACTTGTTTTGTTACAATCCTTTTAGCTGTGTCTTCAGATACGTTAAATCTAACTTTACCATCAGGGGATTCCCTAAATGGCTTTCCTGATTTATAGTGTATAGCGTCACCGTACCCTTTACCTTTTATATTACTTGATAATATTGTAGTTACCCAAGAATTAAATCTGGTGTAGGCTTTTACGTCTAATCTTCCTCTTATAAAATCATCTTTCTTTAACTTAGCTGTTTTTACTTCATGTCCTAGTTTTTTACCTAACTCCTTTGCTTCTTTTTTTGATATATCAAGAAACGTCCCATCTCTTCTTTGGTCAGGAAGCAGAGATAAAACCTGTTGCTTTTCAGATGTTGGTAGTGGTACATCATCCCACTCCCTTATGGGATTTACTTTTTCTATTACATCTAAGTGTCTTTTTCTTGCTTGTTCTACAGGCACACCTTCTTCTATCTCTTTGTAGTAACGTATTGCAGATTCTTTTATTTCAGGATATTGATCTGTAACATCTATGCCTGTTTCTGATTTAAAATTTATTGCGTTCTTTTTTGATGCAGCTTCCCACTCTTGTACATTTAATTCACCTTTATCAAATAGTCTGTCTATTTCTTTTTGATCTTTTACAAAACGATTACCTCCTGCTTTGACTGTTGATGCTACAACCACATCAGAGTCAACTATGTCCTCCATACCTTTGTCTATTACTTCGTTATCAATCTTAGAAGATTTACGATATGTGCCTAAAGCTTTCTTTAAACCTTTTGCTGCTAAGTCTCCTACAATAGGAACTACACCAACCCCTAAAGCTGCAACATTTACTGCTGTGCCTAGTGCATCACCTTTTCTATAACTTTCAGCTACATCACCTGCTGCAAGAACATCTCCTGCAATAGGAACAAAGTCTAATATACCTGTACCCACTTTGCCAAGTCTTCTTTCTGCTAGTCCCCTAACACCCATAGTCTCTTCAGTTTGCTCTTCAACAGAAGGCTTTGGCTGTTCTATAACTGACTCTTCTTCTTTAAGTGGATCTACTACTTCAGGTCTTTCCATTATTCATCATATCCCTTAGTTGCATCATTCGTCTAAGAGCAGAGATAGCACCTTGCAATCTGTAAATGTCAGATGGCTTTTCTGTCTGCTCCATTGTGCGTTGATAGTTTACTATTGATCGTTGTAGCTCTTCTACGAAAGCTTCCCATAGTTCTTTGTTATTCGTTAACTCTTTAATCTTAGACATTACCTGTAAATCCTTCTTCGCCTGGCGCAGGTGCTGTACCTGTACCTATCTGTGATCCCCCACCTCCTGATGTGTCTTGAACATTAGCTCCTGCAGGTGCTGCTCCTTCAGGTGGTTGTGGGGCTTGTTGTTGCTGTGGCTGTGGCATTTGTTCTTGGAACTTCTTAAATATCTCAGCTTGTATCACAGCATCTTGCATACTATTCGTAACCTTATCAGGGTCAAGATCCATAGCTTTTGCAATCTCTCTAATTATATAATCCATCTTTGCAAACGGTGCTAGTGCAGGATTAGATGCAACCTGTAGGAACTGCATTAGTCTTTGACTACGCACTTCGTTAGCCATCAAGCTTTCTGTTCCTTGTGCTTTGACTTCTAAGTCTCCCTTTATGCTAGAGTCATAATCAAACTGCATATTAAAACTATAGAACGCTTTGCCGATGGGTGCTAACAAGTAGTCGTCCACATTCTTTACAACGTTACGGATAGAACCATTAGCTGCAGACATCAACATGGATATACCTGAAGCTGTACGTCCTACACCCTGTATGCCTGTCTGCCCATGAGCAAAGCTTGGGAAGCCTGTACTCTCATCTGCTAACACTCGTGCCTTGTCAAATAGTTGCATGTTCTCGCCAGCTACATTTGGAAACTTAGTACCAAAGATAGCTTGTCCTGGCGCACCCCCTTGTCTCCTAAATATTTTACCTGGGTAGACAGATAAATCTTGACCTGGCACGAGGTTAGTCTCGTCAACCTCCATAATCAAGTTACCACTTAGTGCTGCGTTATCAATAGCCATACGCATAAAACCATTCATTAATGTCTGCGTATCGTCCATGTTTTCGGCAATACCCACGCCAAAGAAACTGTATGGGTTATGCTCGTAAGGCACAGCGTAGTAGGGTATACGCACAGGCTTGAATGGATTTAACACCATTCGTAGTACATGACCTTGACATACCCATATGTTACAGTTTATCTGCTCTACATCAGCTAACTCTTCAGGTATCTCTATACCATTTTGTTCTAGTATGTCTGCATCTACATAACCCCAAAACTCTAAAACTTCATAACGCTCTGAGTAGTTTTCTATAGCGTAGTCCTTCATGTCGTCTTCCCAATACTTCTTATCGTATTGCGGCCCCATATCAAGACATTCTTCAATAGACTCTTCTCTGAAGTAAGGTCTGTTCTTTAGATTACGCATCTGTGTTTTGGACAGCTTATGTCTCTCTACACAATATTCTGCCTCATCCATATTGTAGGCATCAGGGTCAGGGTAGAAGTTCCATATAGACACATGACTTGTTGACGGAACAGTCTTAATTAACGGATCATACTCTCCTTCTTCTCCCCAATTAGGATACTCCTTATCAAGAGCAAAAGGTCCTTTCATAATGCCGGAGCCGAACAATGCCATTTCAAATGCTGTGTTACGGAGTTGTTTGTTAGCCCCGGACTCTTCTAGCTGATCGTGTATCTTCTTCTCCATCTTTTTAGCTGCTACCATAGCAGGATGGAAGGTTACAGTAGTTTGTGTTTTACCATCGCCTTCTATTATCTTATCTGATACACCACTCAGTTTGTCTGTTTCTGCACCTAGTCTATTCTGTATGTCTTGTAGCGTTTCTCCTGGCTCAAGCTTTCCATTAGGCTTAAACAAAAAAGGCTCTGAAGGTTTATCTTCAAAAGCCTGTCGCAGTTCGTCTTGACCCTTTTCTGCATTAGGATCTATATTTATATGCACCGACTCAGCTACTCCATCAGGCAGCTTCGTTGGATTTACCGTCAAAGGAAAAGTATTGTTACCAAACAAAACGTCAATTATTTGACCATACGCTGCTAGTGTTTTTGTCTTCGTAACTTTTACAAACACCCTAGACTTTTCTGTTTCTGTGAACTGTACATCAGGTCCATACAATCCTCTGTAGTTCCTGTATGCCTTGAGCCATCGTTGCTCGTCTTGCTGTCTTACATCCTCTGCTCGTTTAAATCTGTTCTGTACGAAACTTACTACATCCCCCTCTGATTTTAGTGCAGGGTCGTCTTGCTGTATTACGGAGACACCATCAGTGTCAAATGCTACTTCGTTATCTTCTGCCATGTTTAGTATCCAAAGTTAGGATCAGCGATTTGAAAACCTGTTCGCTGATTCACAGGGTTG